TCAATCTGGGTGTTGCTAGCTGCCGTCGTGTAGGCGACGGGCGTGTATGTTGCCATGGGAGACGGCTCCTAAGTTATTGATCTTGTTGAGTTTCTTCGCGCTCACTCCTCGGTGGCGCTGGGTTAAGGGAGGAGTTTCGGTTCTCGCCGAGCATGCCGGCCAGGACGTTGCGCGGTACTGTGACTAGCGGCGTGTTCGCTAAGCCCAGCGTTCCGTAGTTCGCGAGCTTGTGCAGCTGCGCTTCTGTGATGTCCTTGTCAGGATTGAACAGACGACCAATCGAGCTGCCTGTCGACAGGATGTCCTGCGCACTGGAAATCGACGGGATTGTCGGGAATCCTCGGCGGATTGCAGTACTGTCGCCTGTGACTGACCCGCGCAGAATGTCGTACGCAATCGATCCAGCGATCATCGGTCCGCTCAGCTGCGGCAGGTACGCGATCGTCCCGGTAATCGTTTTGTCGAGCGTTAGGTTCTCTTCGAGATACTTACTGCGCTTCTCTTCCGACATACCGAGGCTGCGCACGTACAGGCGTGTGCTGTACCCAAGCAGTGATCCAAGCACAGCACCACTGACGCGAGTAGCTGCCGCGCCCGTGTCGCCACGCTCTGCCAGCAGGCGGGTCGGGATGAACTGCTTTTCGAACGAGTTCGACGCGTAGCTCATAAACTGGAACAGCGTCGACCCTAGACCGCCTTGCATGAAGATCGGGGCATACCCGCGCCCTGATTGCTGCACAATCGTGTGACTGAACCGGAACAGACCTTCGTCAAGCTGTGCCGCCAGCGCTGCGTAGTCTGGCCCCAGCGTGTGCCACAGGTCGGGCCGCAGTGTCTCAACGCCGCCAGTCTTCTTGTTCACTATCGCGAACTTCCGAATGGCCTCGTATACCTTTTCGACGTCCTCTTCGTTAAGTGTCAGGTACGTCTTCAGCTCAGCCGGACTGAACGCGTTTCCTACACCCTTCGTGCCTGTCGCACCGGCGTACAATCTGTCGTGTGCACGTCCGATAGCAACGACGCGCATCATCATGGTGATAGGCTTGATCCCGTTGATCCAGCCCATGAAATCGCGCCAGTTACTGGTAGCGTTGTAGGTACGCGTGATGAGGTCATCACCCTCTTGGTACATAAAGCGACCGCCGTAATCCATGCCCTCGAACTTGCGCATTGCGCCTTCGTTCATCAGGCCGATACGCATCATGTCGCGAGTCAGCGTGCTCGGTGCGCTGCCGTCTTTGACTTTACCGATCTCTCGCAGGACGCGTGTGGTGCGGTCGATGTCGTGGATGCGCGCCCCGACCGTGCCGATCAGCTGGCCAGCCTCCGAGGCCTGCGCGAATGCAACCATGCCGAGGTGCACACTTGTCGAGATGTTACGGAAGATTCCGACCGCCTTGCCGCCGACTGTATGCTGCGCTAACGAGGCCTCGAGGGCATTGTCGGTGTTCCGCATCTTGCTTTTTGCAAACTCGATCCCGCGTCCGTTTGCTGTGTGCATAAGGTAGATGAACGCGTTGAGATCTTGCTCGGCTCGGTTCTGTCTCTTCTGCGAGACACCCCGGCCCTTCAGATCCTCGACTTCTTTTGTTGCCAGGGCAATCAAGTCATCGACAGTAGCGCCGCCTTCCTTGTTGATGCCGCGCTTAGCCAGAGCCATCTGACTGGCATACTGGTGGTAGTAGCCATCCATCAGTTGCTGGTAGCCGTTGTTGAGGAAGTCCTCAAAGCTAGCGCCTTGGTCAGCTTTCGAGCGTCGTGAGCGGCCCATCGCTTTGGCGTAGTCTTCTTTCATCTGAGCAAGCTCATCTGCGCTCAACGGTTTCTTCGTCTTCTCGCTCACCATGTCAGACCAGCGCATCTTGTGCAGCTCGTTCAGACGGATCCGCCGATTCAGCGGCCCCATGTCTGACTCCTTCTTTGTCGTCGGCTTGCGGTACACAAAGTCTTTCAGTGCCTGCATGAACTCGTCGGTCTCTTCATCAAGCTTCCCGCCTGACTTCAAATCAGCCAGCATGCGCTCGATCGCTTCGTCAGTCAGATCGTTGATCTGTGCAGCATCCATCTGCGTCATGAAGCTGTTGGTCATGCGCTCGTAGATTCGCTTCGACATACCTTCACCGAGTTTCATCGAAAACTTACGAGCCTCTGCTGCCATCTCTTTCGGGAACGTCGCGAGGATCTCATCAGCTGTCAGGCCGGACGTTGTCGTACCTTGTTCAACAACGGTGCCTTTCTTGCCGCGTGCTTTGTTTGCAGCTGCCTGTGACTTCTTCACGCTGTAAAAGCTGGTAGCTTTCTTTCCGCTTGCGATCCGCTCAGCCAACACCTTCATGATGTCCGTAAGCTGGTCGTCAGCAATCGCACCGCCGAACATTCGGCCGATGTTTGTTGGGCCAAGGATCTTCCAGATGCGAGGAAAGTTAATCATACTGTACGCACGCTGCAGGTACTTTCCCTCTTCTGCGTTGTCGACGTACCGTGCACCGCGTACCTTTGACTCGGTCATGTTGTCGGCAAGCTTCTTCATCTGCGCACCGTGCTGCTTGTACAGGTTCTCAAGCGCGTTACCGATACGTGCGTAATCCTTGGCCGCAACCAAGTCGCCAAGCAGCTCATCCATGTCGATGTCCCCCGGCGCGATGCCACGCGTACGGCGTCGTACATATTGAGTCATGGCATATTCAGCCATCCACGAGTCATTGACGCCCACAGTGCGGAACGCGTTGTTCACGTCAGACAGGACAGGAGTCATCTGCGCCGACTCAATGTTGGCCATACGGATCTGGTCGAGTTCAATGTCGCCGACATCCTGCACCTTGCGGCCCAGCATCGTCTGCACACCGCCCAACATCTCAGCTGCCTGCCGGATCGCCGGGATGTCGCTTGTGTAGATGCGAACAAGCGGGGAGAATAGCCGACGCACGTCGACGCCGGCTATCTTGACAGAACCGCCGGCAACTCTTCCTGGCGTCGGTGCGCCTTTGATCTTGCCATCTACGATCTGCACCGCAGCGCGCTTCTGTACATTCTGTGTTGTCGACGTCACGAGATCGGACGCCTCGGCCATTGCTTTTTGTTCCGGCGATGGTCGCCAGTTCATGTCGATCTTTGGCATGCCGTCGGTCAGCACTTTGTTGAATCCGCCACCGATCAGCGCGGCGAGTGCAAGTGACGTCACGTCGAACTCGCGTGTGCCTGTCGTGTCAGCTGTCCCCGCCGCCGCTTGGATGCCTGCATCAAGCGCTGCCTCACCGGCCGCACCGAACATGAACGGCCGCGCTGCTGCGAACTGCTGCACGCGGTTCACGCTTTGGCCTGCCTTGACCGCTGCGCTTGCTCGCGTCGAAGTCGCTAGAATGCCGGCACCGCCGATCAGGTAGGTCGACAGAGTTGCTGGGTCAGCGATAGCAGCCGTCAGGTTAGCACCAGGGCCGACCTGCTGCATGTCTTTTGCTCGACGACCAAGGAACTCAGCGTACGTCTCCAGCTGGTCGTCAGCGAGAAACTGAGCCGCGTTGTGCAGGTTGTCGGTCATGTCGCCCATCGGGACGCTGTACGTTTTGAGCAGCTCGTCCACACGATCGCCGTCGTAGGGCTGCGCAATGTCGAAGACGCGGTTGATTGCTCGCTTTGCTGTCAGCTCGCGGAACAGCGCCTTCTCTCTAATGTTTGCAGCGTACGCCTCCCGGTCACCAGTCAGCGCCGCACCAGCCTGATCAATGAAGCTCGGCTCAGCAAAGAAGCGCATGAGGTCACCTGTTGTGCCGTACCGGACTCCAGTGCCGTACCCTGCCGCGAACGGCATGTACTCTGGAGCGGACGTTACGACCGCTGTGTCCTCTGTGTAGTTCTCAATGTCTACCACTATCAGTCACCTCCCAAGATAGTCAGCTGTTCATCAGCCTGGCCCAGCTTCCACGCTGGCACGACGGTCGCTGTGTGAAAGAACGCTGACTGGAAGTCAGTGCTGTTCGGAGGGGCGTACCCGATGTCGCCATCCATGCGCAGCTCGATGCTCGTGGCACCGCTGTACTTGTCCTCGTACGGCAGCATGTATGCGATTGACCCGTGGCTATCGTCGAAGTCGCGATTGCGCGTATCGATCGACAGGAAGTCATCAGCGTCGACTGGAAAGTCCTGTGACGTGCCATCAGCAAACGTAGCAGTGACTGCCATGGCCCCGCGCACGTTGCGGATGTCCCACGTTTGGCCACCCAGACCTTCGACAAGAAAGTGTGTCGTCCTGCCCTGCATCGCCGTGTTGTTTGGCCGGCTAAAGTTGACAGCCTGCAACGGTATTGCACCACCAACAACTCGAGTACGGAACCGCCCAAGAGGTGCAAGATTACCGAAGCTGTCTCGGTAGAGCATTGCCTCACCGTCAGCGCGAGACAGGCTAAAGCCGTCACTATTGATTGTTATGTCGATGCCGGCAGCGTTCTGCTCGATGTTCTTCAGCTCTACGCCAGCTGCGCCGAACAGGTCGGCATGCATACGTGCTCCAAGAGCTGCAGCGCCTTTCATGCTGTCTTTGTCGAGACCGTACGTGGCCATTGTCAGGTCGCGGATGTTGTCGGTGCTCTTAACGCTGACCTTCTCGGCGAACAGACCGATCACGTTCACGCCCTTCATCATCTGATCTACAGTGATTTCACCGGCAAACGCACGGGTCGCTGTCCCGCCACCTAGCAAGCTGTCGCCCAAAGCACCATACAACTCGCGTGGCGCGGACCGTGCAGCCAGCTTTTCGATCTGCTTTTGGATTGCGTCTGGGTTATCTGGCTTGGCAAGGATGGTGTCGAGGTTAGAGCTAATCGCTAGCACTGCTTCGAATCGCGCATCGTTTACGCCCAAGGAGCCGATTGCCTGCTCGACAGTAGCGATATGATCACTGGTGATTGCGCCGCTAATCAGCATATTGCCGAACTGGCGCTGTGCCACTGAGAAGCTCTGAGGCGAAAGCGCTAGGATCTGCAGCTCGGGGTTACCAGCAAAGTCTACATATGGCGCGCCAAACTGCTTGCTGTAACTGACAAGACGCTCGACGGTAGCGATCGTGTCTGTCGTGACCTCACCGTCGCGCACCGTCTCAGCAAACACCTGCGCTAGCAGACCTTCACCGAAGCCATTCCGCTTAGCAAGTGTGATCGCTGCAGCCAACGCGTTGTGTCCGTTTTGATCGCCAGCAGTGATTGCATCGAGGGCCGGCAAGATCTGCTCACGGATCAGTGCGTTCTGCTTGTTGGTCTTCTGTGTAGCCACCTCGCTTGAGGTCATGCGGTACTCTTCGTTGTAGTACAGAGTGCCGTTGGTGACCGTAGCTGTTCCCTTCGTGTCGCGGACAGGTTCGTAAGGGCTGCTGTCGATCTTCGACTGAGCCGAGTTGTAACGCGTTGCCGCCTTCTTCGTAGCGTTCAACAGGTCTTCTTGCTCGTCGATGCTCATCAAGCCTTCGCTTTGTTGCATCGTTTGCATCATTGAAAGTGTGAACTGCTTGATTTGCTCTGGGTCTTCAGTCTGATCCAGTGTCAGCTCAAACGCCTTCAGTGTGTTACCGACACGGTTGTCGGAGTCAGCCTTAACGAGACTAGCAATGCGATCTGCCATTGCATCATCGACACCTACAAACGCGTTTGCTTGATACAAAGCATCCAGCGCGGCTGTGAGGTTTGCTGCGTTCTCGATGTTAGCAACGGTTGCGCCAGACGCTGCTGCCTGTCCCTGCGCCATCTCGACGTTGCTGACAAACGTCGATGCAATCTCTTCTGGAGCTAGGCCAGTCTTTTCTACCTCTTCACGGTAGACCTGTGCCAACACTTCAGCGTCTGCCTCGGGAGATCCAGCTTGGAACTCAGCGACATTGTTTATCGCGCTGCTTGCTGCAAAGGCACGCTTGCTCTCTGCAAAAGCTTTCCCTCGTTCTGCTGCAAACGTAGTGAACGCGCTTGTCTGCATCAGAGCGTCTGCTGAGTTTACTGAGGCGATGATGCCCTGATCGAAGCCTTCTTTGCCACCAGCTTCTGCAAACTGGCTAGCTAAGCTGTCGAGGAAGTCATCCGTACTGATACCTAACAGAGCGCTGTCGCTCATGTTCTTGTAGCTCTCAGCTAGCGCTTGATCGGTAATGTCACGCGAGGCTTCGTACTGTGCCATCTGGTTAGCGCGGTCCGCTCCTTCAGCAAGGATCATTGCCTTCTCTAGGGCAAATGCGTTGTCGCGTGAGACGGCTTCCATAATACGCGAGCGGTTCTCTTCACCGATGCCACGGTCAGCCAGCACTTGGTTCAGCAGTGACGTGCGCTTGGCGTTCATCGCCATCGTGTACTGAACGGATTCCGCTGCGCTATATTCCTTGATGTTATCGGCCATGTTGCTGTTGAACAGCTCTGGGATCCACGCGTAGGGCGTGCCACCTTTTTTGCCCCAGTAGTTGCCACCGCCCTTGGCTGTGCCGACAGTGTCGAGGTGCAGAGCGTTACCACCCATGTATCCCTCGCCGCCGCCGATGCCGACAATACCTAGACCGCGTGCAACCTGGGCGAACTTGATGGCGCGGGGGTCACTGCCGTCGACCGGAATGATCTTGCCCGTTGCTTGGTCAATCAGATGCACGTCCGCTGCGTTACCGTGGTCGTGGCGCTGGGTGCCTGTGCGCTGGCCACCCTCGTCAATCCCTGGCTGACCACCGCTGAACACACGGACCTCGAGGCCTGTCTGTGCAGCTGCGCTACTCAGGATACCGTACAGCTCATCATCGAGTGGCTTGTTACGGATAGCCTCTTCGTGGGCCATCGTCACCTTGCCAGCGCTTGTCCCGACAAACACATCTGTGCCGTAGACAGGCAGGCCTTGCTCCATCCGCAGCTGGTCGAGCTGGATCTGCTGGCTGATGTCGTCGTTGACAGCTTTGAAAGCTTCCATTGTGTCGGCGTAGTTGTCACGCGCCTGAGTCAGCGCGAAGTCCTGCTCCATCTTGTACAGCTTGAAGGCGTTCTCCTGCTCTTGCAGCTGCAGGTTCTGCTCCATCTTCATCATCTGCAGTTGGTTACGGCGTGCCTGCACAGCTGTGTTTGCAAGGTCTTGAATAGGACCGCGTAGGTTGCCGATGGCGCTTGCTAGTTTTGACAGTGCTTGGCTCTCTCTGTTGTCGAGGAGCGGCCGGTAGTAACTGTCGATCATCTTTGTCGGGGCTGCGTTAGGCCGCACTGGCCGGATGTATTCCACCATTATCGATATTGCCCCATCAGATAGCTGTGTCTCTGGTCAAAGAAGTTCATCTGCGCCTGACCGAACTGCATGCTCTGATCGAAACTGCGCTGCTGGTAGCTCATTTGAGCGTTGATCATCTGGTTGCTTTGCATCGTCTTTGTGAACGAGCTGAAGGAGCTAATCAGTCCGCCAAGTGCGGTAAGGTTTACAGCTGCTAGCTCAGCTGGACTGACGCGTCCTTGCGGTACACTCGCGACACGCGCTCTGTAGTCGTAAGCCGCCTGCGTCTTTGCATCATTGTTGTACTCGAGAAGCATTGCGCGACGGTGTGCAAGACGACCGAGGTTTCGGTTACTGACTTGGCTGATCGCGCCGTAAGTCTCTGTCACGCTTCGACCAGTCCGACCCGCCGACGCGTTCATTGCGCGTGTCTGGGCCATGACGTCACGTGCTTGCATCGTCTGGTCGAACGCGGCCATCTGCGTCTCCCGAACCTGCTCAACCGTCTGCTTGTCGATCTGCTGCTGAGCGATGTCGAATGCCTCGCCGGCCAGCTGCTTGTTGGCATCGTACTGGCGCTGCTGTTCAGCGGCGCGCTCGTAGATCGCCTGTCGTTGTACGTTAGCCTGGGCAATGCTCAGCCCAGCGTTCATCACGGGACCGATGAGGCCCATGGCGGCAGTACACATCTATTGTCTCCTGATGGTAAATTCAAAGAAATCGAAGCCGTTGATCTTGATTGGCGACGGTGCGAACGATGCGCCGACCCACTTGAGCCATTGTTGGTGCACAGTGTTCTCGACATCGACGACGTTGTAGAAGATGTCGTAGCCGCTTTCGTCGAACATCAGCTCGAGAACGGACTTAGCCTTTCGCAAAAACTGCACAGGCTTTTCGCTGATCCGGTCCGTACCGACCAGCCAAGGGATTCCGATCCCCACAGCACTAGAATCCGCGACCCCGGCAACTGCCACAGGCGTCGTGCCAGACTCCAAGCCGACCAATGTAAACCGAGAATTACGAGCACTCTCGACCACTGCTCGTATAGCGTCGTTACTGTCAGTGATGCGGCATGCCTCACGTTTGTCTGCCTCTCGTAAGTTGTGCGCTACGTGTTCTATGTGGTGATGGTCGGCCATCGTCACCGTGATCGTCACCCCATCACCCCCGCAGCGTCTTAGGTGCAATGAAGCCTTCCCACTCGATCGTGGTCAGCGTCGATGGGAACGGCTGGCTGTTGCGGAACTTGATGCTCACTCGGTCGTTCTTTGCCATGATCGGGAATCGGAACGAGCCGGTGTCGAACGACAGTTGCCCGAGTGCGTCAGTGCTGTCACCGAACGTCAGGCTGTTAAACTGCCGCGTTGTCTTTTGTCGCCCGTTTGGCTCGACATCGATGGCAAACCCCGCCGTGTCGTCATAGGTCACGGTCGCGTATCGAAGCTGCAGCCGGCTGTCGCTTCGACCGACAGTGGTCTGACCAGGCTTGTAGTAGATAGGCGAAAGGTCGAACTCAAAGTCGTAGGTCAAACCGACTGTAAACGATGGCTGATCTGTCAGATCCAGCGTCTGTGTCAGTGCATTTGTTTGCTCGTAGTCGTGGCGACCGAAGACAGTCAGGTACGTGTTGCTAGCCGTTGTGTCGAGGATCGCGTTGAGCGCATCAGCTGTCGTCTGTGATGGTGCAGCTAAGAATGCCTGAGTCCGGGTCGTCAGCTCAGCGACAGTCCCACCGGCCAGCGGATTGATCTTCAAGTTCGAGGCCGCAATGAATGGCATTGCCGTGCCGTAGTCGTCAGCACCAGATCGCAGCCCGACAAGCCTCGTCGACGTCGTGCGATAAGGCAGCTCAATCGTCGTGCTGTCTGTGCCAAGAGGCAGGCCCGTGACGGCGGCGTTGGTCTCGTCAGTTCTCAGTCCGACAACAGATGGACACTGACTGCGATTTACTCGCATGTCGAGCAAGATAGGGAACGCGGTCGACGACACACTGGTAATCTCTTCGATCTTTGTCCGTACTATGTACGATCTCGTACTCATTGTACCATACGTCGGAGCAGTCGCACCAGCTGCCAGTTCCAGTGAGGCAACGTAGTCAGGTGTCGTGATCGACAGGATCTGTACAAGGTAATCGTCGATAAAGCTGAATCCGACAAGCTTGGTGTCTGTGTTGTACGACCACTTTGACCATGCGCTCTGTAGCCGTTGGCCCTCGTTTTTGTAGTACTTGTAGACGTAGATGCTGTTCAGCTCGTTTGACGAAGCAGCACACAGCAGCTCCTTCTTCGTACTCACCGCCATGTTGAACACGCCAGTTGGGATGTACCGTGGAGCTTGGCCGGTCACCTCGTTGGTCTCGATGATGTCGGTGTCGTATTCGGCCACCATCTCGCGGACGGTGGTGAAGTTAAGGTTGTCTTGAGCGAAGTAGATCGTGTTGCCAGCGTTGATCGGCTGCACGGTTGGCGACACAGCAAACGCGGTAGACTGCTGAATCGATACGGTGTTGGGCGACAGTGCTGTACCGGACACGAGCTTGAACTGCGCTCGGTCCGACATCACCATCAGCGTATCGGCAAATGACACTGCGTTCTTCAGGATGTCGATCCGGCCAGTGGACATACCGATGTCGATCCGGTCGTCATCAAGAAGCTGGATAACCGTCTTGCGGAAGAAGTTGGCCGTAGTTCCGAACTCATTGGCTCCCGACATGATCACGTTCTCGTCCGACAAGAAACCGAGACGCCCCTTGTAGACAAAGATGTCGTTGATCTTGTTGCCAATGAAGCTTGGCACACGGTTTGATTCTTCGTCGCCGACCACACGTGCTGCGTATTGGTGTGGGCCTACCTCGAAGTACGGCGTACCGTCGTTGCGAAACTTGCGTTTAATCGTGTGAGGCATTGTGTCGTCATCGATGATGTATGGCACCGCATAGGTCTCGACGTATTCACCATCGACACCAATGACATAGTAAGTTCCGTCGCCTTCACCGACACCGCCCACGCTGATCACTCGTCCGTTTGCTGCCTCTGGTGGCAGATCTTCAAAGGTCGTCACTGTGCCAGCTGCGTTCTTGGTCAGGCTGAATCCTGCGCCGTCAGCCACGAGGATGCGCAGCTCTTCGTCGGTAACACCAACTGTGTAGTTCGCACCGTCGTGCGCGATCTGGATCAGGTCGTTGATGATGTCGAGTGTTGCGGACGGCCAAGTTGTTCCAGCCGGCGCAGCATTCCAGTACACGTAATTGAGTAGCGGGTCGGTTCCAAGTGTAGCGTTTGCATTGAACGGCAAGTAAATGTCGGCGGTGCTGTCAGTGCGGCTTACTGTAATGTCACGGTAGCCGCCAACACCGTCGCTGATCTCAATAGTGCCGACGCTGTTGACGCGCAGGTCGTTCACTATTGTGCGTGTCTGGCCGTCAACAGTGGAGCTGTAGCCACTGTAGTCTTTAGCGTCTGGGCGTACAACACGGAAGGTCAAGGTAGAGCCGCTCGACGTGATGTCATCAAGGCCATAGTACGGCCCGACAAAGCATTTTCGCAGGTCGTCGTCCGTCATGTACCCGTCTGTCGTGGCAAGTACTGTTGCCTGCTCATACCAAATGGAGCCAAGGTTGTTACCAGCGTTGCCAGGAATAGCAGGAACCGGTCCAAACTCAGCGACGAAGTCGCCCTGCGTAGCACCACTACTGTAGAACGGGTAGCGCTCGGCGTGATCTGCAAAGCGGCTGACCTCATAGCGGCGCAGATACTGATGGACAGTTGCGCTAGTAAGAGAGGTATTGGGATTCGCCCCGCCTGTAGTGCTTAAAAACGTAGCCACGACCTGGTCAGTGCTTGCTGTACTAATACTGCTGGCTTGTTTGGCAAGACCCATGAGAATGTTAGCGTCGTTGCTGAAGCCAATCACAAAGTCGCCAGTGCCGTCGGTCTTACCTTGGCTAAAGTACAGGGTGCGATATCCAGCTGACCCGCTCGTCTTAATGGAGTTGTCCACCTTACGACCACCTTTAGATCCGCCTCTGTCAGCGTCGTACTCAAGCTGTGGGAACGCTGCGAAATGATAGTCGTTGAAGTCCGCCCCGGTGCTGCCAGAAGCAGTAACATTACGGTTCAGAATGAATGTCGTGTCGGCTACTGTGATGAACCGTAGGTCGTTTGCAAAGTCAGTCAGTACACCGCCGTCACCGTCGCTCGTTAGGTAGCTCGGCAGCGTGCCGCCGACATACTCGACTTCGATCGCGTCAGCTGTATCGGCGTCGAACGCCTTTATGCCATTGCTGTCGGCAACGAGGACGTATCGCTCGACAGCGTCACGGTCGATCCAATGTACAGCGGCCCTGTCGCCAAACGACAGATCTGCCGTGCTGCCAAAGGCGTTCATCTCGCCGACAAACTCAGCGGCGTGTCGCTTCTGTAGTCCTGAGACGGGCGAGGCAAACGCGTTCACCAGTTCGTTGGCGGTGTTGCTGAAGCGCAGGTTCTCGGCCTGCTGGCTTACACCTCCGATGAGGTTGGCAATCGTGTCGCTGATCAGTGGCATGTCAATTAGCTCCCTGTGAAGCCGTAACGATTGATGATGCGCTGGGCGCTGAAGCTACCGCTGAGCGCGTTGTAGCCGCCGACCTTTGCCTCTTCGTTCAGCATGTCGGAGTAAGCCTTGAACTCGTCGATGCGGTCCATCTGGCTCAGCCGGTCGGAGCTGATCATCCGCTCTTGGAACATACGCGCTGACCGCAGAGTCACGTACCGGCGTGCGACCTCTGGCATCTCATCGAACGGCAACGCAATGGTGACGTCGCAGGTGATGTCGTGGTCAAACTCATACGAGTGGCTTCCGCGATTGTAGAGGTATCGGCCCCGCTGCACGACAGCGAGCATTGAGTCAGCTCCGCTGGGCGCGATCCGCATGATGTTGGGTGCGAGCACAATGCGCTTCTCGATGTTGCGCTTGAGCTTCATTTGAATGTCGGTATTCCAGTGCCAGCTCTGGGTCTGAGTCTCACGCGTCACACTGTCGAGGATCGACTCAGCCATTGCGGCGTCAATGACCTGCTCATCTTCTAAGCTAGCGACCGGGGTTTCACCGATGTTAGTCAGCATGACGTTGACCGCTTGAAGCTTGGTCGTAGCCGTCACGAAATCGGTCATGTCGTCATGTCTCCGTATTGGTTGGGGTAGAGGTGTGGTGGCCCAGCATGTGAGCCACCACGTGTGTCACTTAGGACAGGGTGTCGTTCACACCGTCGGTCTTGATGCCGATGATACATTCTGGGCGCAACACGCCGTGGCCGACTGCCATCTTGCTGACCATCAGTACACCTTGGCGGCGGATGTCGTACTCAGACTCGGTCGACATACCGAACGAGCCAAGCTGGACAGTGCCAAGCGCTTCTGGATGCATGATCAGAGCCTGCATCGTCGACATGTCCGCGTCGTACTTGGAGCGGAAGTCGATCGAGGTAGCGCTGTGGTCAGCCTGCATGTTGTTGGTCTTGATGACCGACATACCGGCAATCTTGAACAGCGTGCCCTGGGAGAAGTCACCGTTGTTCGCGACGAAGTCACGGTTGAGGATCTTATCCTGTGCGAGCAGGCCGTAGTATACGGTCGGCGACACGTAGACGTAGCGGTCAGACTCAGGGACGTTCTTCTCGTCGAGCTTGCGCGCCGCCACGTAGATCTGGTCAACCAGTTCTGCGAAGGTCGGGGTCGCATCCATGGTGATGGACTCAGCAACGCCTTGGTCTGCAATCGCTGAAGATGGAGCCAGCGCTTCAGCACCAGCGACAGCAAACAGGTTGCGGTCGTAGGTCTGAGCAAGGGCGTCACCCATCTCGCGAGAGAACGAGGACCGAACATCGTAGTGGTTCATGGCTTCGTTGAAGTTGCTGATGAACGTCGACGCAAGCAGCACGTCATCAATTTGAATGATGCGCTCATCCTGCTTGATGTTCGAGCCGGTGATCTCCGTGCCGGGTACGTGGTACGCAGCAGTCGTCTTACCGATTGCGTTGAACACTGCCGAACGACCAGACTGGATCGTGCGGATACGGGTTTTGTCGCGCAGTACGGTCTGCGCCATGAAGCGAGCTTGGACCTCGCCACTGAACACCTTGAGAAACAGCTCGTTGTTGGCTGCAAACTGGGTGGCGTTGACGGAGCTTTCATCCGCCGCAGGGCTGGAGTAGGTGCCTGCATTCTTAATACCGAGATAGCTCGGAGTAGCGTTAGCCATTGTGGCCTCCTAATAGAACTACATAAGGGGGAAATGACTGTGACTCAGCTGACCTTCTTGGTTGTCCGACAGGCACGTCGGGCCGTTGCGGTTAGGGTTGTCTCAGTTGCACCAATCTGCGCGTGCCAGGTTAGATCCGTACACCTGACGTAACGTCTGGTCGGTATCTGCCGCACTTGCGTAGATCGGTAGCCAGGATGCGCAGACAGCTCGATCAATCTCTGAGCCATCCACGCTCGTGCAGCTCGCGACGAAGATCGCGCTCACTGACAGTGTGAGAAAGGTGGCGAGCCGCTTGGGCATTGTACCCTTTCTCCGTAAAGTGTTTTGCAAGTCGTTTGCGTTCATTGGTTCTCGCCTGCGTTGTACTGATGATATACGCGACAGCCGCCAAGCCGATCGCAACGCTGAAGACAATGCGCTTGATGTCGTCAAACATCTCATCGGCGTCCTTTCTGCCAATCGTCAAACCGCACAGCGATCAGGTAGACCGCCACTGCAGCAACCGCTAAGCCGGCCACCCACAGGTGGTTCTCGACAAACGTAGCTGCCTGCTCCAACGGACCGATCACAGGCGCAACTGCTGTGACTGTCCCGACAACACCCAGCGCACCGGCTGCTCGAACCGTCCGACTCTCTGTGATGTCTGCACGTGGTTTGCTTACTGGTGACGAGAACAGCTCAGCCTCACTGGCACGGCGCTTGTTGAGGCCTTCGTGCTCTTTGCCGCCGGCCTTGTTCCATCGATAGAACTGCTCGGTTGCCAGCACACGTTGGCCACGGTTGAGAAGACGCAGCAGCGTGCTGTCCTTAAACGCACCGACACCCACGTTGTAGACAAACGACACGAGCGCATCGAACTCGTTCTGGTTCAGCTCGACGGTGACGTGCTTGTTCACTGCCTTCTCGTAGGTGCCTATCGTCGTTTCGAACATCTTGATGACGTCCGCCTGGCTGTAGACCTGGCCGACCTCCAAGCCTTTGACGTCATACGTCGTCGTCCCGAAACCCACCGTAGGGATCGGCTTCGTTGCAATCGGGTCCGCATAAACTTTCAAGTACTTGTCTGGGATGTTGTCGTAACCGCCGGGATACCAAACGTAACCGTCTCGGGTTTGGAGCGAGGTACTCGCCTCGTAGAAGGCGATGAGCGCAAGGCCGCGCTCACTCAACCGTTTCTTCATCATTGTCCGTTACCTCATGTTGCCGATTTTGCGCTCGACATCACTGCGGTATGCGTCGTCAGATTTGTACCGAGGATCGTTGATGGCCTCGAGCATCTCTGCGGTAGATCTGAAACCCTCGGGGCCAGACCGTACGCCACCAATCGTCCGCTGTGGTTCTGTCGAGCCAACCGTGCGGTCGTAGTCAGTGGAGATCATCGCCATGGCCATGCGCGTTTGGCTGTAGTCGCCGCTGTTCAACATACCGTTCAGACGTTCAATCATGTTGTCGTCGTAGTGGTCTGCTGCCCAGTTCTGCATGGCACCGACACGATCATCGCCGCCAAATTCCTGCACGATTGCCGAGCGGTTCGATTCAGCCTCGCGAATACGCATGTCGCGGACAGCCTCAACGGTCTCTCGTGGGATACCCGCTGCAGCCAAGGCGTCGAACGTCGCGTCGGACAACTGTCCGGTCGACATAAACTCTTGCTCTGCTGATCCAATCAGGCCGTCGACAGCGGGAGTGGGAGAAACCTCCTCGCTCTCCGACGCTTGCTCGGGTTCGGGTTCGCCACTACTGAGTTTCCGTTCAAGTTCCGCATAGCTCTTCGCCATGTCTTCTGGACTGTTGAACTTCTCCGGCAACCATGCAGGCCGCTCTGCCGCCTGTGGCTGCTCAGACGTCTGAGCGGGTTCGGATTCGACAGCTTCGTCCTTGGGCAGGTGGCCCTCTTCAACGAGCTTGTCGTAAGATTCCTGCAGCGTCGGTTCAGCGACATCGCCGTCGAGCGGCAGGGTCATTTGATCAGTGTCAGCCATTAGTCTTCACTCACTGTTGTTGCTGGTTAGCGTCGGCGACAGCCTTTACCGCTTGCGGAGCTGCGCTCTGTGCAATCGACGCGAGTTGCTGTTGTTGTTGAGCCTCGAGCTGGGCCTGCTGTTCCATCGCAAGCTGCTCGCGGGTTTTGACGAGACCGCCCATGTCGATGCCGAGGCTGGCACCCGTGCGGATAATGAACTCGTCGACGTTCATGTACGTGTCGAGCACGCCAGGGCCGAGAGATCCGACGACCTGCATGAACTGCATGAGGTTGTTGAGGTCGTTGCCTCGGCCGAGAGCGGCAGTGCCGGTCACGATGCTCGGCTTGATCACACCATCAGGCAGCGATGGCAGGCGTTTCTGTCGCTGCATACGCTCCATCAGGCGCTTGACCAGTGGCAGCTGCAGTGTCTGCGACAAGTTACTGTACAGGCCACCCAGGCTTGCCTCGAGGGCGTTGGCCAACAGGGTCAGCTCAGTGCTCGTCACACGCTCAGCGTCACGCTGGATGCTGTCGTACAACATGAACGCCTGTGCTAGCCGCTGCTCGATCCGCTGGGCCGCATTAGCTGCGACTGCCATGTCGGCCTGCTTCTGCACCTGCAGTGTCGAGACGTCTGCTGCATTGCCGGACTTGAAGTCGCCCGACTCAGCCTCCGCCAGATCCTGCATACGCGTCACGCCGTTCGGCTGCACCAAGAATACTACCTTGGATGCTGCAGCGCTGGCCTCGAGGATTGCTCTCGACAGTCCTTCCAGACTGATCAGGTCACCGAGGTACTCCTCGACGTAGCCCCGGCCGTAACTTTCAGCGTCGATCGTGTTCCAGCGGAGTGCGAGCATCGGGCCTTTGTCGATTGGCCAGCTGCCCTCGCTGCCGGGAATCATGACTCCGTTGTCGAGTTCTTGGTAGAGACGCCAGCGCTTGCCATCGCGGAAATACTTGGTGTAGATTTCGACATCTTCACCATCTTTGTGGTCGGTGATGAGGGCTGCGACGTCCGGCTCTAGGGTTGCAGGACTGACGGATTCCTTGATGGTGATGTCGAGGAGGTTTCCGTCTGCGTCACGGGACACGACATAACGATCGAGTCCGTATACGCGAGTTCCGCCAGAGGCTGGCAGGTAGATCAAACAGTTGCCGCTGATGATCAGATGCTTGAGAGCTTCGAAGAGCGGGGCGCGCAGGCCCGACTGCTCAACCTCTTCCATGACTGCTCGTTCGATTGCCGACAAGCCAGCTTCGATCTCACCACGTGCGTCTGGCCGCTGGGCCAGCTCAGCTGCTTCGAAGTCGCTGAGAGTAAGACGAAAGAAGGGGGTGTTCGGGGGCAGCAGGCTGAGAAGAAGCCGAGCTGCCAAGTAGTTCACGCCACGCGCACCGATGCCCTGATACGGGGTCGGGAGCCGGGAACTGTATGTATGTCCCGCTGGGGGAACTACTGAGGGGAGGGTAAGTTTTGCACACTCTCGAGCGCGTTCGAGGTAGGTCTCTCGTGTCGCTGCGAGCTTCTCATAGCGTGACGCACAGGTCACGCCGTGCATTACTTCTGTGCGCCTGTGTTGACGCCCATGCCACCGCCGGTATTGACGCTTGGCATGCTAACTTTTGCGTTGGATGGACGGGCGATACGGAGCGCACGTGCGCCGCCGCTTTCACTACCGTACGGGTCTTTGAGTCGCGCCTTCTGCTTAGCCCGAGCAGCTTTTGCAGGTGCCGCTTGAGCAAGGGTTGGTGGTGTCGGTGTTGGCGCTGGAGCCTCGACAATGATAGGCGCTGGTGGCGGGGGTGCCGGCTGGTTCCCTAGACACATAGTCAGATCCTTAGAATGTTGTTGTTTTGTTCTTCGAAGATTGATTGAAGATGCCTGACAACGCCCACTGCACCGACAGATAGCCAGATCTGCCGGTCAGTTTCGTCGACGTTTGGGACGCGGTCAGGGTATCGCTCGAGCAAGTACTCGAGCAATTCCTTGGTGACGATCGGTGTCGGAGCCGGCGGCTTGTCGGTTAGATCCCGCATGAGCCACCAGTTCCGCTGATGTCACAAATGTCGTGGGTTTCGACGAACGTCTCGCCCTCGAACTTCTTTGCCTCGCTGTAGGGGACGCTCGTCAATGGCTGACCACCACGCGACCCGTCGGCATACACCGTCATTCCGCGCAGTCGTGGCGCATAGCGTGCGAACAGGTCGACATAGGTATCGACACTATCCTCGTTGTTCAGCTCAGTCCCCCAAGCAGGAAGGTTAATGGTCGAGCTGATGGACTGGTCGACATAGTCTTGGATGTCAGCTTGGAACTTGACTCGGCGCTCTGGCTCAGCGGCAAGATCAAGGGCTGACTCAACAGACTCAGGCTCGACACCGTACTTGTCGATCATCTCCTGCGCAGCACTGTCGATCACGTACTGGTATCGCCACTCAGTACCGCCAACAAGGTAGCGGCGCTTGTAGGCTGTCGCAAAGATTGGCTCGATGCCTGTTGTCGTGCCGGCCAGGATACCGATGGTGCCAGTCGGAGCGATGGCGCGTACGCCCCACGGCCTGTTGACACCGAGGTAGGCAGCAAAGCTGGTCGCTGTCGACTCACTCTCGCCTTTCCAAACGCCCAGCCACTGGTGCAGCTCGGGTGTCACTTCGTACTTGTAACCACGCTGGATCAGCCACTCGTGGATTCCCATGAGGCCAAGGCCGAGTCTGCGCGTCTTAGCTCGTGTCTCCCACACTTTGAAGTAGGGCAAGTCTGCGCGCTCTGTTCCACAAAGTAGAAACTTGGTGGTCAGCTGCACGACATCCTTCAGTTCTTCCAAACTTTCGATCCGACTCAGGTTGACACTGCTCAGATTGCAGCAATCCGAGTCTTCGCTCGACGTCACCTCTGTGCACGCATTGCGAAGCGTCTCGTTCTCTTTGTCGTAGAAGTTGAAACTGAATCCCGGCTCACTGGTTCGCAGCGCTTGGGCCACGTTCTTGCGGAATACAGGGCCAGGATCGCCGGTCTTGTAGTAGTCGATCAGCCACTTGGTGTCGTAGTTGACGCTGATGTTTGTCATGTCGAGTGGCGCTGGCCAGTTGAAGTCGTCCTGCTTCAGATCCCACAGTGTCTTGTCGGTGCCGGGAACGGGCATGTTCTCCCAGTCCTTCGCCACCAAGAAGTCCATGACGTCGCCGTGTGCGTGATTGAGGCTGGCATAGATGGCGCTGCGTCGTGATCCGCCTTGCATGACACGTCGGCCGATCTCGTTGATCATCGTCATCTTTGGAATCGGGCCGCTAGCAGTTCCACCTGTGCGCTCGATCGGTGACCCGGCTGGTCGATACACGGAGTAGTCCACCCCGATACCCCCGCCCGTCATCAAACAGCTCTCGGATTTCCACGAGAGATTCGCCCAGTCCTCTCTAGAGTCTTCTTCGGCTTTCAGAAGGTAGCAGTTGTTGAAGAACTTGTTGGGTCGTCCGCCGTAGTAAATGTAACGACCACCGAACAGCACCTTCATGTTGATGGCGTACTGGGTCAGCTGCTCCTTCTCGTCAGCTGTCATCAGGTCACGGCATACATCCTCGACGACAATCGCCACGCGGTCGGCCCATGTCTCATTAGGATCAGCGCGGTATTTCTGGTTGAAGATGTCTTCTGAGAAGGAGTTACGAAAGTAGGTGTTTGGCTTGCTCATGCGGCATCTCCCCGTACCAGCGGGGTCAGATCCACCGGCTTATAGTCTTTTGGTTTCGTGACTTTGCCGTTGTCCTTGTCGACGGCTCCGGTGACCTTCGTCATGTTGTTGTCGTGTACGGCAGCGTACGCATCAATGCACACGTCGGGCTTGAAGAACACGACACCTGCACCCAGCGTCACGTACAGCAGATCACACATCTCCTTGAGGGCGTGTGCTTTGTTCTCGTTAGTCGGCTTGTGGTGCGCCTTGTGCATCGCCTCGGTCAGTTCTAGGAACTCCTCAGTAATCAGACGCAGGCGCAGGGCCACAGTGTCAGCATCGCTGAACAAGCCTTCGCCGTTGTGGATTTGCCCGGCAGCTTTTGCGAAGCCGTTGACTGTATCAAACATCAGCTGCGACCTCCCGCTCGACACGGCTAATCAGCTCCTCAAGATACCACTTGGCCTTCTCGAGATCCTGTGTCGGGTTGGTCGGATTCTTGTAGGGGAAACGCGTTACATACTTGATGATGTTGCCGGCTTCATAGCCCATATCCCAGCTGGCGATGTAGGAATAGGCACTAATGCCTTTCGTATAGTGTTTTGGGTTTATTGGATCGTCGGTGTCCATAGGTGGATCTCCCCTTCAGTGTAGTCAGATGGATGTAGAATGCGTGCGAGCTGGGCCATGACGATTGCGTCAGCTTCGCCTTGGCCGCTCTTGTTGTATGCGTTGACGACAACAGGCCACATGTCCTCGACCGTTGGCTCGACATCCTCAAGGAGACGCTCAGCTCTGACCTTGCCGATTCCTCGGCAACCTGGGTAGTTGTCCGCTGGGTCGCCTGTCAGCACCTGAGTCATCCAGTTGCGCAGCGCTTGCGCCTCGCTGATGTCGATGATGTCGCCGGTGTCGAGGTCAACGTGCAGACCGGGTATGGTCCGCATGTCTTTGTCGATCGACCAGATCACAGTGCCGGGGCCGCTGTTAATCCCGATGACGTCGTCGCCCTCGAGGTCTTCAAGCCATGTTGCACTGTACTTGTCGACCGCGTGCTCGCGCAGGAAACTGTAGGCCATCGGCCGGTCGCCTTTCCGATTTGCCTTGTAGTCGGCGTAAAGTGTTTTCCGAAAGTTGGTCGGGGCGGACAGCGCAAAGAACATCTCGTCCGCCTCCGTCATGTCGCGGATCTGCTCGACAAGATGGTCGAAGATCGCGCAGGCCTCACCGACGCTGACCGACGGGAACAACACTAGGTCGTCACCGTGGTCAGCCTCCATGATGGTGGTCGCAGCGTTGGCTGCTTGGTACACGAGGACGTCAGTGTCCACTAAGCACTTCATGTTCAAAACCTTGGTAAGTCCGTGCCTTCCCCATAGGTACGATAATTGGAACAGTACGCCAGCCTACACGTTTGAGTGCAGTTTTGGCAAGGTCGTCGTCGGTGATGTCGACCTCGACAAACTGAAAACCCTGGCGAGTCATGAAGTCCTTCGCCTTGTCACACCAAGGACAGTCGCGCTTGCTAATCAGCACGTAGCTATTTGTCATTTCTTACCCTTCTTCGGTGCAAAGCCTCCAGTCTTTGACTTCATCTTGGCGTAGGTCTTGTCGCTCACGGTGCTGTCCGCCTTGCTGCGCGACGTGCCTGCTTTCTTCCGGTCATTCATGTTCTTGTACAACGACATTGGTAGTCCTTTCAGTCTGTAAAACAGCCGCACCCCGACAAGTCGAACTCGTCTTGTATGTCGGCTTCGGTGTTGAGTACGGTATCGTACTCATTAAGAGTCAAGTAAGCGGTCTCATTGTTCCGGCGGTGGCGCAAAAAGGGGCGCGCTGTTTCACCGATAGCTTTCATTGCATCGTCCATCTTTGCAGCGTGGTATTTGTACCTGTCAGGGAATACGTCACGCAGCAGAGCGAACTGCTTCTTTCCTGCTTTCACGCAGAAGCCACCACAGTTGTTGTGCGTAAAGCCAAGATCATAAAGGCGCGGCTTTGTGATGTCGTACTCTGCGAGAATGCTATCATACTGAGGTCGCCACACGTTCAACTCATTCAACAAGCTAATCACTGGGCGTGGGTGCCAGCGCTGCGCTGCTCTTTCTAAGCGATCGCTTTCTGACCAATCCATTCCTAGTACGAGCGGCTCATCGATTGCAGCATTTTCAGCTAGCCAGTTTTGAATCGGTTTAGTCTTTAACTCAGTGCTGCAGTGCGCAGTGCGAGTGTTACCGATGTACTTCCTGTCGACAAAGACTTCCCAAGGATCGCGGCCATCACGAAGATAAGTGATAGGCACATCTACTGCTTTCGCAACATCTTCAATGAAACGATACAGGTCTTCATCTTCAATCAAGGTATCCGCAAACAGTAACGTAAACTCGAGTCCAGCTTTGTGTGCTGCAAGTGCAGTCACTGCGCTGCCAAGTCCACCGCTAAAAGATATGTGGTGACGCATCAGTGGCTCTCCGACCAATCCGGTCCAGTCTGGGTGCCGCACGTCATGGTGACGCGCAGGTTGTAGATTCGGCAGGCTTCGGCGAGCGCTGCCTTAATAACTCCCGAGACAAACTCGGTGTGGGCGGGAGCGCAGTCGATCTGGATCTCGTCGTGCACGTACATGACGAGGTCAGCTGGCACAGGTGTGACGCGTAGCTTCTCGACAATGAGCGATGCCCACTGTTTGCCGACGATCGATGTCGACGACTGGATCAGATAGTTGAGCGCCTTGAACGTACCGGCACACGGGATCCAGCGTCCGTCGAGAGCTGTGAAGCCGCCGTCCTTTTTGACTCGGGCCTGTACGTCACTGATCAGCTTGTCGAGTGCCGGGAACGCCTCCATCAGGTCAGCTCGAATCTGGCTACCTGGCCGGCCTGTGATCTCACCAAGCAGCTTGTCACCGCTGCCGTACAACAGGGCAAAGATCGTGCGTTTGCCTGTCTGTCGATCGACACCCATAGCGTCAGCGTTTGACTGGTGGATGTCACCTTCGGTCAGCATCGCAGCATAGGCACCGCCGTCATACGCGGCCATGTAGTGGGCCAGCAGCATTAACTCGGCTTTGTCGAGGTCAGCTGCCAGCAGAACACGACCAGGGCTGGCAGTGAAACACTTGCGACACTCCCGCCCGTAGGCTCCGTGAACGGATGGCACCTGCTGGAGGTTTGGGTTTCGGCTGCTGGTGCGCGACGTGGCGGCACTGTTGGGTATGACCTGTGCGTGCACACGTCCGCCTCGGTCAGCCTCGAGCCAGCTGTCGAGCAGGCCTAAGCGCTTTTGTACTGTGAACTGCTCGGCGAACAGCTTGGCGCTGGGGAACTTGTCGGCAATCTTGAGCAGCACCTGCTCGTCGATCTTGGCTTGCCCTGACGTCTCGGTAAACTCGGTCGGCACCCAGCCCTCGCTGCGGAGCACGCGCTCGATGTGCTGACGGGAGCCGGGGTTGAGCACGACATACTTCACCTTGGTGTACGGACAGCCCTCGGTAACCTCTGGCCGGTTCTTGTACTTGGCACTGCGCTTAGGTGTGACGACCGGGCCGTCCTGCTCGTACCAGCCGCCGTACTTGTCGGTCAGCTCAGCCGACAGCTCATCCTGCCGATGCAGTAGCAGTGCACGAAGACGCTCGGCGTGCTCGGTGTCGAACGCGAAGCCAACCTGCTCCATGTCGTGACAGACCTGGGCGAATCTGTGCTCGAGATCAACAGCCCTGCTGTTCAGCGCAAGTGCCACCATCTGGTGCCACAGCTTCACAGTCACCCGCACGTCTTGCATGCAGTAGTCTTCCAGCTCCTGCGACCAGCCATCTGTCCACTCGCCAGTGAACTCTCCCTTGTGCAGGCCAAGGCGGATTCCGTGAGCGCCAAGTGAGTGCGAGCCGTTGAACATGCGGGGTCCGTACTGGCGCAGGCCTACCTTACCAAAGCGAGCGTAGTCGCGTTCTCGCAGATCCGGCCATGCCAGCCGGCTGAGCACGAGGGTGTCGCGCACAAGCGGCGGCATCCAATCAGAGTGCAGCTTGCGGATCACAGCGATGTCGAAGTTGATGCCGTTGTGGGCGACGATAGTCTCGGCGTTCGACAACAGACGTAGGCCACGCTCGACGTGCTCAGGCTTGAAAGCAAACTCCTCGCCGGTGTCGCAGTCGATGATACAGAGCGAGGTGATGGTTGTTACTTCGTCGAGCAGACCATCGGTTTCGATGTCGAAGGCGAGCGTCCTTAGCGACATTGTGATACCTCGCTAGGTGGCACCAGGTCAGCTCGATAGTAGCGCTTACGCCGTGGCCCGACACGCGGCTCCGGTGCCATCTTCACACCGACCACCTCGATGCCTGCTTCACGCAGCACACCGACATAATTACTGTTGCGGTTTCCAAGGGCGCGCAGGTCGAGGGCAGTCAGGCCGATGCCCATACCAAGTAGAAACTTGGCTGCGTCGATCCATGGGTAGGACGTGTCAGTCCAGTCCAGTCGGCGTATAGTGTTCTGTACGATAGCGTACGCATCCTGCCACTTTGGATCACGGTCAGCTCGTACAACCAGCCACTCGGCTAGGTCATACAGGTGATCAAAAGTCAGCTCGGAATGTGTCGTGGCGTTCTTCCAAGCAACCGGTCTGTCGATTGAAATAGATAGAGCCTGCGTCATGTGACGTCTCCCCAGTGTATCTGTTTTTCATGATGTTCACGCGCACGACATTGGGGATCGGATCCCCGTTCTCGTCGCTAGCGCGCTCGAGGCCAATCACTGCGTCTGACAGTGCGGCCGGTGCACCGGAGCCACGTATGTCAGACAGGCTCAGACTTGCTGTGCCGCTGCTGTGGTCTCCGGTGCTCGGCTTGCGGGTGTGCGCAACCATGATCACACCCGTGCCTGTCCGCTCGACAATCTTTGAGCGAATGTCGGTGCAGATCGCATCGATAATCCGACGCTCATCCAAGTGCTGCTGGTTCATGCCCAGTGTTGTCGCCATCGTGATGTGATCGAGGACGATGAAGTCACACTTGCAGCCGGCTGCGAGCCACGACATGCGAGCGAGCAGCCCCTCGGCATCAGTCGAGCCGAAGTGATCGTAGAGCCAGAGGCCGTCGTTGGCGCTGATCTTGCGCAGCTCGTCCTTCTGCTCCTCGGTAGTCATGCACTTGCTGTCCATCACCAACGGCTTACCGGCAGACATACCGATCAGTGCACGCAGCGTGCGCCGATTGGATTCCTCGAGCATGACCATGCCGCAGCGCAGCCCGTGATCCTTCACGAGTGACAGCGCCAGCGTACGACAAAGCGTGCTCTTTCCTACGCCCGTGCCGGCAGTGACAGTGATCAGCTCCCGGCGTAGACCACGCAGCAGATCCTGCAGTGCAGCGAACGGGAACGGCACGCCATCGTCGTCGGGCTGGTCGAGCAGGTGCTCTAGCTCGGATGCGCTGTAGATACCGCTCGGTCGCCACGACGGAGCTGACTCGATCAGATCCGACAGTGCCTTGCTGTTGTCGTTGATGCGGACGTCGCTGGCATCTTTGCGGCCGCTGGGCCAAGACACGCAGCGCACCTCGATGTCTCGGTGGCTCATGCACAGGCTGCTGCAGAGTGTCTCTGCTGCTCGACGTCCTTGCTCGTCACCATCGGTAGCGACAATGACTGTGTCGAACGACGTCAGGTACGACCAAGACGCCTCGTCAGCCAGCACCTTGTCGACAGACTGAGCGCCACCAGGAAGACTGACAGCGTGCAGCTTCGTAGCTGACCTGACGGTGATTGCGTCGACCTCTCCCTCGGTCACGACAATAGTGTTGTTGTACTGGTTGGACTTCGGAACGACGTGACGGCCGTACAAACCTGACGTGACAGGCTGGCCCTGCCAGTAGAAGCGCTTGTCCGGCGTGCGCACCTTCGTGCCAGTCCAGTTGCCATGCGTGTCAAAGTAGTGTGCGAGGTGGTTGCCGGACTCGTCGATCTCGTACTCGTACTTGCGGAGGACGTCGAGGTCGCTCAGCTCTCGCTCTCTGATTCGCTGGACTTGCCCCTTCGGCCTTTTCGACTGTACCGCAGCTTGCTTGGGACGACTCTCTTGCGCAGGTGCTGTGAACGCAGGCTCTTGGCCAGCGGGTTGCGCTTGGTCTTCGGCGGCGGGTCGGCTTGTACGGCAGCTGAAGCAATACCGCGAACCGTCTGACCGCACAGCTGCACCATCGCTACTACCGCAGAGGTCACACTCCACGTGCGTCTCGACAAACTCATCTTTGTGATCACCCATGTTTATCCTGTCAGCCAGCTGTCAGGGACTGTGCCGTGGCACCAGCGGAAGCCGTGTTTGTCGGCCCAGTCCTTGCAAGTTTTCTTGGTTTTGCCTGCGCGTGCGTTGGGTGACTGGAAGATGAAGCGAATGTCCAAGTCAGTCTGCCGCTTGAGCAGCACGTGCTTAGCCATTGCGTCACCATCCAGCCTACCTTTGGCCTCACACAGGATGGTGTGGCCGTCTGGCCTGACGATCACGAAGTCAGGGTTGTAGACGTGGTTGGTTGCCGGCTTGATGTAAGCGACCCGATCACTCGGGCGCTCATACCGGAAGTCAATGCCGCGTCTACAAAGATCCTCGCAGATGCGCTCTTCGAACCGCGAGCGAAATGCCTTGATCTTACCTTCCTGATCGCACAGGCCAGCCGGATTAGAACTCCGCTTGGCGTGATACCTCAACGTCGGCACCCCCGTCGTACACGAAGCCGTCCTCGACCTCGAACCCTGGCCCACCAGACTCGCCTTCGCTCAGCTCAAGCACCTGCACCTCTTTGACCTGGTGCTGCATGTAGTGGGTTCCTTGGTGTTCAGTCGCACGCATGTTGATCTTGACGTTGAGTCGTGACCCCATGCGAATGATCAACCGCTCGGTGATCAGGTTGAGCTTGGTGTCCCAGATCTTCGGGGTCGACCAGTCAGCGACACGCTTGGTGTCGAGCTTGATGATCGTGTGTGGTTCGCCCCACAGGTCACGCTCAAAGATGTACTTCGACATGTCACTGCCCCACGATTCGTGAAGCGCACGAATTTGCGGAGCGTACTCATTCTCATAGCGCTTTGTCGGGATGGCGACAGCAACCTTGTAGTGGTCGAACTTCGCCTCTTGGAGGTCAGTGAAGCAGCTGTCCTCTTGGCTGTTGTAGGTGCGGACATCACGGAGGGTCATGATGTGCGAGTCATTAATGGATTGAAACTGTTT